AACCGGATCGTTGGTGAGACGATTCACGAGAGCAATGGTGATGGTGTCACCCGTGCCCTTGCGAAGATTCTCCTTCATCTGGATGACGGAGTTCTCGTCCGTGCCCATCAGGGACTTGAAACGACTGCCCTGAATGTACTCGCGGAAGAATTTGTCATCCCATTGCTGGGCGGTAAGCCCAGTCGCTGCAACAGTGTCTGCCATTGAAAATTATCCGTCTAAGGGACGCGACGCCTCCCGGCGTGGCAATCCAAAGTGAGTGACTAGCCGAGGATTTGGGTAAGCGGCGTCGGACCAGACCACGAGGGGCCGGATCGTCCGCCCACCGATCCATCGGCGGCGGTTGTTGATGGGAGAACCGGCTTCGGCTGCGGAATTGCAGCTTTAAGCTCGGCCTCAATTTCGGAGCGGATCTGCGCCTTCAGGGCATCCAGTGACCCAACGCTCTGGATCGCAAGAGCGGCCTTCCCCTTGGTATATGCAAATTCGCCGGGGTCGTCCGATTGCGCCAGCTCGTATGCGAGCCGTGGATTGGCCTGCACCGCCTGCTCGAAAGCCTGATAGGCTTCGTCATAGTCAGCATATTTGGCGCGGACAGCTTTCTCCGACGCATCGATGCGCTGGATCTGCTGGCGTTGCTCCCATTGCTGAAGCAGCGTTTCGCCGAACCTGGACATTTCCGCGGACATGAAGCCCTGCGGATCGTCCCAGAACTCGGGGGTTGGCTGCCGCGGTTGCGGCGGAACCTGCATCTGCCGCTGGATCATCTCCAGCTGCCGCTTAAGCTCCTTGTTTTCGTTCCGAACTGCCTTGAGGGGCTCGTAAATGTCCGGAGGAAGCTGTGACTGCGGGGCCGGCGGCGCCTCGCTTTCGACCGGAGCTTGCGGCTGCGGTTCTACGCCCGTTTCGTCCTTCTTCGCGAACCTGCCCTTCTCGTCTCTCAACCGATCGCTCGGCGGATCGACTATATCGCTGGGCGGTGTCACAATCGGCTCAGGGGTCTCCTGCTCCGGCTCGCTCTTCAGAACTTCGTCAAGATTCTCCATCGTTTACCCTCAACGCCCGTAAAGTCGGCGGCACTTTGGATTACGCCCGTGGGTCGGCGGCACCTTCAACGTCATCTCGACGTGGAACTGTTGTCGGGTTTCAGCGCTTCCATGCGCTCGGTCTCGGCCCTGAAGCCGTCAATCTGTGTCTGCTGGCCTTCGAGCATGACTCGCGCCTGCTCTACTGGATCTGCTTGCTGAGGCGCTTCCGGCGTTCCCGCCGCCTGAGCTTGCGCCACGTTCTTGAGCGTTTCACTCTTGGTTTTCTCCACCTCGGCCTCGGCGCCGGCCATTTGAAGCTGCTGCATTTGCTGCTGCGCCTGAACCTGTTCCGGCGGCGGACCCTGATTGAGAATGTCGAGCAGCTTGTCCTTGTTGCGAAGCGCCGAGGCTTCGACCAGGAACTCCAGCGCGCCTGGGTTGGCCTGAAGCGCGGGAGCATTGGCCATCAGCTTCGCAATGGTCTCGAACTGCTCGGCCTGGACCGTTGGCGTGTCCATGCCCTCATCGATCACAATATCCACGTCGAGCTCGTTGACCGCGTTGCGGACTTCAACGACCTGGTTACCGTTCTGCTGAACGAACAGCCCGAGCGCCATGCCTGCCTGCTCATCGCCCTGGAGCGCGGCCTGAAGCATTTGCGGGCCGACTAACTGCGACGCCTTCTGGATCGCCTGCTGGTCACCCTGCATCACTTCCTGAGCAAGCATCTTGACCGTGATCTTCTGGTTCAACCCGACGAAGCGAAGGTTGCGCTCGTCGTCGGTGACCCGAATCCAGCGCTCCTCGTTCCAGAACTGGCGAATGCGGTTCCAGATCGCGCGATAAACGGCGATGCTCAGCGACCGCAGCCGGTCGAACATGCGGGCCACCTCGACAAGTCCGCCCTGTTGCTGGGCGAGGATCGCCCGCCCGCTAAGGTCGTTCTCGTTCTTGCCCGCGAGCGCCGCGTTGGCCCCGAGAAGATCAATCTCGGCCTTGGCCTCCATCAGCATCTCGAAATTGCCGCGCGCCATGTCGGCGGTCGGAAGAATCTCGAAATCGTCCTTGTCGCCGTCGATCAGCCCGTCCGGCCGCGCCAGCTCGCGCCGAATCTTCTCCTTGTCCGCCGCCGCAGAAAGAGACACGCGCGCCTGCCGCATCGTAATCAGGTGCAGGCCCTTCGAGCGCCGCTTGTTGATCTCGTCCTGCGGGGAAATCATCACCCTGACCGCACCGAAGCGGTTGTTGTCGCGATCCACGTAAAGCGAAGTGGACTTGATCGGGTTTTCGGGATTGCCCTCTTCATCCATGTACGGAGACGGCTGCGGGTCTTCCAGATGGCCTGCCTTCGTAAAAACGCAGCGATACCAGACGCCCTCGCGGATATAATACATCTCCACGACGCGAACGCGCCGGCGCTTGGCGTCCGCCCACATTCTTTCCTTGGGCTTGTCGTCGTAGGTGTCGTCCGCCCGAACCGATTCCAGCGTGGAATTGAGAACGTCCTGCCTGTCGGGCCAGCGCCTCAGCGCAACGTCGAGATCGTACCAGGTGACAATCCCGTCATAGCTCTTGTCGCTCAGGTCCGGCCTTGCCGAATGCGGGTCATGGAAATAGCGATCCCACGCAATCTGGATCAGCGCCGGGTCGATGCCCTTCTTCGTCTGCTTGTGGCCGACCATGATCGCGCAGGTGCCGGGAGTCAGAAGATCATCCCATGCGGCGCTGCGCTTCTCGTCCCATTTCTCGGTGTCGCAGACGAAGCGGATTGAGTCCGTCGCCGCGTTGGCCGCGTCCTCGTCGTCCGGGTTGCGGGGGAATGCCTTCGGGTCTTTGCGCTGCTGCCTCTCCAGTCCGGAGAGATAATCGACCTTGCGCTGGATGCGGTTGTAGGTGACGACCGGCTGCTTACGCTTCTTGAGCTCGTTTTCCTCGTCCGATGTCCACTGCTTGCCGTCGCGGTAGTCGATGTCCCGTTCGGCGAGCTTGCGGGCGTCGCGTGTGGCGTCTTCCGACTCCTCGAACATGTGAACGAGATCGGTCACGCCACCTTCCATGAACCCGTCTCCTCAGTGGTTTCGTCCCAGCGGTCGCGCGGCTTATTCTTGTCGATCGTTCCCGCCAGCGCCGGATGTGCCTGGTCGATCGCCCGTCCGATGAGGGACGCCGTATCAACCTCATCGTCGTGCTTGCCGGCGGGAAAGCTCAGGAACTCGCTCAGGTCGGCGTGCGGTTCGAGATAGACTCGCCCGCTTGCGGCCATTGCCTGAAAGCTTCTGGCACGTGTCGGCTTGTCGGCCACGCTCGGCAGCCATTCCAATCGGCAGAACACCCGCCGCTCCAGCATCCGTCGTCTAAGTGCCGGTTCGATTGCCTTCTGGATCACCCCGCCCTCGCCGAACCACGCCAAGGGCTTGTATTGCTTAATCAGGTCAAGCTTGCGTTCGATCCACACATCAGAGGTGGCCTGCCCGCGCCACCCATCGACACGGTAAATGCATCCTCCCGCGTCGATCCCCCAGACGCGATGGACCGTATAGTCGCCATCGCCGTCCGTGACCGCGTAGTCGCTCGATCCGTAGTAACGAAGAGCGGGCTTCGCTTCCCATTCCTTGAACCAGGAACGCTGAAAGAACGTGCCTTCGTCGGGCTGCGGCCGCTGCTGATACAGCGCCGACCATTCTCTCGGTCCAATCGTGGCCTTGATGCGGGCTAGGGCCTGCTCGTCGTACCATTCGGGCCAGAGCGCCTTGCCCTGAAGATCCAGCGCCGGGAGTTCGAGCACATCCCACTGCTCAGGCTCAGTTTCGAGCAGCCGACCAGCAAGATCGTCCTCGTGCCAACGCGTCTGGATAAGGACAATCGCGCCTCCCGGCATCAATCGGGTGAACAGGGTCGAGCGGTACCAGTCCCAAACAATGTCCCGGCGCCGCTCGCTGTCCGCCTCTTCGCGATCCTTGAACGGATCATCGATCAGGGCGATGTGCGCGCCGCGTCCCGTGACCGCCGTCCCCACGCCTGCCGCCACGTAGGCGCCGCCGTGATCAGTGTTCATCCGGTTCGCTGCGTAGCTGTCTGTTGCCAGTGAGACGTTCGGAAACACCTCGCGGAACTCCGGCTCATCCACGATATTGCGGACGTTCCTACCGAAGTCGTTGGCGAGGT